CAATCCCATGTTCATGTCAAAAATTTTATAATCAGCTCCTAAATTATATTTAACTCTGTTATTTAGTATTGTATTTAATTCATCAACAGCTACGTTATAATTTTTACCTTGTGCAATTGTGTTCTTAAGAGAAGCAGCCACTGTTCTAAAATCAACTCCATTACTAATTAGCTCATCTACATTTTGTTTGCTAACCCCTAGTTCATCCATGGCTTTTCTAAAAGCTTTTAAAGATTTATTCGAAAAACCTTGAAATACTATTCTACCTTTTTTGACTACATCGTCAGTCGCTAGCAAGAAGTTAGAAAACAACTCTGATAATTGTAGTGGATTCTGTATAGCTTCAGATGCCTTGGTGCTGTTTCTAGATATTTTTTTTAATGCATCGTCAAAACTTTTAGCAGCATCGTCTGCTGTAATTTTGACTGCACTTTTTGTACCCTCTAATTTTTGAATACCATCAAATAATTCTTGAGCCTTATCACTTCTAGATCTAAATGGTTTACCTACGTATCTGTCAACCCATCTTTCAATTTGTGAATTACTAAACGCAAGGTCTTTACCTTTTGTTGCAAGTAGTTTAGCTGTTTTAGCTGTGCCGTAAACAAACGGTACAATAGGAAAAGCTAACTCTGCACTAAATTTAAATTTATTATTTAACTGTCTAAATGCATCTTCGTTAGCTGATTTTTTTTGTTCTCTATCTAAACCTGTGCCTAAAAATTCTAGTGCGTTTAGATCTCCAAATGTACCTATATCTTCTGATTTCATGACGATAGCACCACCACCAAAACCACCACCGATTGATATAGCTGCAAACTTATCAAAACGATTAGGTACATTAAGTTGTTTTGCTTTTTTAGCAGCGGCTGCTACAGAAGTTGCAGTGTCATCTAACTTACCATATCTGTTTGTCTTAACAGCTTTAACTAATGCAGGTGCTAATTGTCTTGCTTTTCTACTAGCGTATTCAATACCAGGACCTAATACTTTCGTACCAACTTTAGCTGCATTAAATATTTGTAAGAATGCTTCTGTTAAGTGACCAGCAGCAGTAGCTCTTGCGTCTTCTTCTGCTTGTTTTTCTATTATACCAAAAATAGTTTTATCAAAAGCTCTGTTAAATCTTTCTGTTACACCTTTATCAACGTCTAAGCCGTCAGCTGTTGCTGCATCGTAAATTAATGTTGCAAAATTAATTATACCTTTAGGAAACTTAATACCTGCACTAACTGCAGCTCCCGTTAATGATTGACCTAGACCTACTTCGTAATCGTCTTTGTTACCTAATCCAACAGAATCTACTTTCTTAATATCTTTAACTTCATCAGTTTCTGTTTCTTCTGTGTCTATTGTGGATGCTTTTGCATCGCCAATAAAATTAAAGTCTTTAGGTATTATTCTTATTCTTGGATCGTTTTCTATTGCTTGCCTAGCAAGTATAGAGGCGGTTTCATCATCATGACCTAAGTCTATAAATTCTTGTTCTTTATATCTTAATTCTAAAGCTTCAGGTCCTTCGCTTTTTAAAATACCAACGTCTCTTTTACCTCTTTCAATACCTTCTATAATTGCTTCTCTTGTTTCTTTTGAAGGAATGAGGAAATCGTACCAGCTTGATTCAGCCATGGTCTACTCCAATCCGATAATTTTATTACCTTGTTTTTTAACAAATGTACCTTTTTCAATATCGTATACAACGGAACCATCTGGTATTGTCATTAATATAGAATTTTCGTCAATCTCTCCAGTTTCTGGTTTATATTCAGAGCTACCAAAAATATACTTACTGCTAGACTTCGCTCCAACAAAAGTTTTATACGCGTCTGGATTTGATTTTTGTAACTCGTTTAAATTATCATAAAGAATCTCACCTTGTATTCTATCTATTTTAGGAACATTAAATCTGTTTTTTGTAGAATTAATAATACTATCAATAGATGCATCGACATCTAATGTAGCTTGTTCTGATGGATCTTTCTTTTTTCTAAATTCAGGTAATGCTCTGTTTAATGCTTCTTCTTTACTTATATCAAAAGTATCCATCAAGTATTCTATCTTTTCTTGTAAAGCTATTTTATCGTCATCAGATAAATCTTTAATAAATTCTAAACCAATTGCTTGTCTTGTTTTTCTTCTATCTCTTTGAGCTTTAATTAAATCTGATACAGGTTCTTTTGAGGCTTCTAGTATGTTTGGAATTAATCCACCGCCAGTTACTGTAGTTCCTAGACGTGGTCCAATCTGTAATAAGAATTGTGTTAATGGATCTCCAAGACCCCCTGAGTCTTTACCTCCGCCAAGACCTTCCACTAAATTTATTTTATCCTCGATAGATAAACTTTTAAAATCTTTAGCATTACTCTCTGCGTATTGTCCTCTTTCAACAACGTTGTCCATGATACCACCACCGGTAGTACCACCTTTTCTAAACATAGGTCTTTTAAATATTCTACTCATATTAATTAAATGCTCTGTATACTCCCGCTAATGTAGCTCCAGCTCCTAGTGCTGTTTGTAATGGCGAAGGTGTAGGTATAGTTTGAGATTGGAATTGTGCTGGGTATCCAGCTATTAAACTCGTAACACCTGAACCAAGTTGTTGAGCTAAATTTAGTGGTTGGTTTTGTTGTGCTTGTAACAATTGTTGTTGCGCTGCCAACTCAGCTTGTCTTTGTGCTTGCTGCTGTGTTCCTAGTGCGCCTAACGCAGATATTTGTTGACCAAATAATTGTGGTGCTTGACTAGCTAATGCTTGTTGTTGTTGAGCTAATGCTTGTTGTTGACCAAAAGCTTGAGCTGCAGCTTGTTGAGCTTGACCAAAACCAGATTGTAATAACTGCGCTTGTAATGCTGCTCGGTTCCTGTCGCTTGCTTGTTGAAACTCTGCTAACTGGACACCTTCTCTTCCACCACCAAATGCACCTCTACTTATAGCTTGTGCTCTTAATGCTGGTAAACCTTTTGCAGCTTGTACGTCAAACTCTTTTAATGTTGCATCAATCACATCTTGTTGAAAAGGAGACATGAATTGTTGATAAGCTTGTGGTCCAACAAACTGACCTGCTTGTGCAGCTTGTCCAGCTGCTGTTTGTAAGAACGGCGCAAAAGCTCCAAGGCCTCCTCTTAATGCTTGAGCTTCTTGTGTGATAGCTGATGTTGGAGCTACAAATTGTGGACCTAAAGTTTTAGTTAAGTCAGCTCCTTTTAAATTACCAATAGCTGTTTGTAAGTCTGCTAAATATGTTTTACCTGCCGCTTCAATAAACGGTGCAGGTAATACTTGTGTTTGTTGAACTGCCATTATACTACCTTGCTCTCTAGGTTTTTCATGAGATCATACATTCTCTGAGCACCTTTGTTAACACTACCACCGCCTGCAGCTCTAACTGCATCAGCAGTGAATACGAATTCGTTGTTTGATAACATCGCTGGGATATCATCTGCTTTTTCTTTTACACCAACTGGCGGTATAAATCCACCTGTTTCTCTTAAATCTAATTCTTTAACACCTTTAGAATTAATGTTTATTGGTAGGCCTTCGATGCCTGATGCCTCTTCTACTAGTTCATCAGAACCAAAAGCTCTCATAACTCTACCACCATCAGCCATTTCTCCTACAGGAACTGTCTGATCATCAGCTCCTTTAACTAAAGCACTTATTCTTATATCATACTCCTCATCAGTTTCGTTACCACCTTGAGGGTACAATCTTCTAAATTGCACATCAAGTTGATCGTTGACTTGTGCTATTCTTTTTTCAAAATCTAAATTTGATTCACCTGGTTGTTTTTCTTTACTAGCTAATAAACCTGTAATTATTGAACCTGCACCACCTATCTTAAGAGCATCCATAGCAGCGCCAGTGCCTCTTTCAGCTCCACTTAAATTTAAAATATTAGTAAGTGCACCTTTTTTAAATATGTCTCCTGCTCCACCAAGAAATGTTGTTGGACTTAAAAAATTTTTAAACAAGGCTCTACCACCAGCTAAATTACCTAAACCACCTGTAACCGTATATAATAATGCAGCTTTACCTATTGGAGACTTAAGAACTTTCTTAGCAGTTTTCTTAATTGATTTAACAAGACTACCTAAACCATATTGTGCTCTACCGCCATAGGCCATAGCTTTTTTATCAAATTCTTCTCTGGCTGCATCAATTGCTTCTTGTTGATTAAAACCTCTTTCCATAAACTCTTCTACAAGTCTCATGAACTCTCTTTCGTTCTCGTCCATAGAGGCCATTTTTTTATCATCCTCTAAATCTTTATCAAAAGGATTTAAAGGATTATCTCTTGTATCTGGAAACTCTTCTTCGTCTTTACGAATAGGTCTTAAATCACCCTTTAATGTAATGTCGGGTGCCCCTGCCATGAAATCTTTTGCTTTTTTAGTGTCTGTTAATGCCATAATTTTGTCTAAATTTAGTTTAAGGGCAGGCGTACTAATCCTGAAATATCACACTTTATTTGATTTTTTTAGTATCGTCAACCTGTTTTAAATTGTCAAAGAACCTACCACAAAACTGATGTTCACCTATATGAGTTATATAATCCATGATATATAGATAAACTTTACCGCCCATATCGGTCCATCTTTGACAAAAACCAAAGTCTTCACCAAAGTAACGCTTGGTGCTTGGATCATGTATCGTGTCAAAAAAGTTGTAAAAATTTTCTTTTTTAACTTCTTTTCCGTTAATATTAGTAGGCTGATATATTCTAAGTTCAGGGTAATGTTTTATCATACCTTCTAACACAGTTCTTTTAATTAACATACAGCCGGTTGGAGCGTGAGTTGCCTCCACAATACCTAATTTAGATTCAATATGATTTTGATCCTCTAGTTTTATTGGAAAAGTATATCCAGGTTTTTTCAATTGATCTGCATTTTGAGCTTTATCTTTTTCTTGAAATATCTTATCCCAATCTAATGATTTCATTGGATATGGACATGCAATAACATCTTTGTCAGCTTTTAACATAGTTTCAATTGTGCTAAAATTAAAATCAATATCAGAGTCTATAAATAACAAGTGTGTATAACCGTCCTCATGATTTAACATTTCAGCTACACATAAGTTTCTACCCTGTGTAACCAAAGACGATTTCATCAAAGTAAAACTAACTAATATTTTTCTTAAAAAACACTCTTGTTGAAACTTCAATACTGCCTGAGTGTAGTGCATTGAAGTATCACTATGACAAGGAGTGCACACCATAATCTTATATGGTGATCTATCAGGTGGGTCTGATAAGTCTATTACTTCTGTACGTGTATTAGATTGTTGAATGGTTTGATAAGTATCTTCATTAAACCAAATGGGTTTGTTAGGATTTTGCACTGATAACTCCTTTTAAAAATGTCGTCCACTGCATAGCTATTTTATTCCAGTTGTAATAGATATGTGCGTATCTAGATTGAGAATCTAAATGATCGTGTATTTGTTTTTGATCTAACGTATGTGATGCTTGTTCTATACCAAAGCCAAACTTCTGTGCCATCGCTCTGTGATTAGAATCGTATGGTATATACATTGGAAACTCTGCACCTGTTTCATACAAAGCACCAAAATCATCGACGATGCAATATAAACCTGCAGCCATACATTCAAGTAATGATATACAAAATGTTTCTTCAAAAGTACTTGGATAAACATACATGTGATAATTTTTTAAATTATCTTTTATATATTGATTAGGCCTGTAACCAAGATAATTAACATTAGGTAACTTATGTGCTTGTTCGTAAAGCTCTTTATACTCATGATCGTTTTGATCGTAGAATTGTTTACCGTAAACTTCTGTAGATGAATATACATCTAAAGTAACCAAAGGATTTTTTACTAACTGCATTGCACCTAACAATACAGATAAACCACGCCAAGGTGTGTTTTGATGTATTATCTTTATAGGTTTACCTTTCTCGTACGGTTTAGCTTTTTCTATTTTGTCAATACCATTCTTAATAACCACAGATCTATTGGTTGGTATATTAAAAGTGTATCTAAACTTTTCATACGTCCAGTGTGAGTTAAAAACATACCAGTCGTATTTATTATGATTAGCAGGGTTTTGAAACCAGGGAGCTAAGTTAGGTTGATCGTAAGAATTTTTTTGCCAAAGTATGTTCGGTTTAGTTGGATGCAAAGGTATTTTTTCTGGTACCGAAGTACAAATCTGTACTTGATCTAATAAATTTTTATCGACATATTTTTCTAAATATTCGAATTGTAATTCTGTTCCGCCTTTAGGGTTTTGGTTTCTTATTATCATTCATCACTTTCTGGAAGACTTCTAAACCTTTATTAGTTACCTGTACAGTAACGTCTTGTACAATATCAGGTCCTTCTTTCTTCTCTTTATATGTTTCGCCAGTTTTTGTATTTCTATATGTTACTATAGTCGTACAATCTATCTTTGGTAAATTATCCGTTTTCATTCCTTCTATCTATTAAAGCATAACTTATCAGGCCTTGTATCTTACCACTACCTGTAGCTGCTTGCACAGTTATAGCATCTCCTGCTTCTAAATTCAAGCCTTCAGGTGTAGCATTTACTTGTGTCTTAGCTGCTACGTCATCTCTAAAAAATTCATATTCAGTGCTAGAATCTGATGAGTCTACAAAATTCATGTTTACTAGAATTGCTGATGACGCATCATTGTTAGCACAATAAATACTTTTAACTATAATCGTTCCATCTGTAGGGCAAGTAAGAACAGTAGTTTTACCCGTACCAGTTTGTTTAAAACCTTGGTTTTGATAATTTATACTCATGATAAAAAGTAATTAAACGCGTCCTGTTCGTTTTTTAAGTCTTGTTGAAAAGAAAAGTTTAATTGATTTTGTAGTGTGGTTAAAGACTCGAGTATCTGTCTTTGATTTTCTACATCGTATTCTGGTTTTGGTTCAGGTATATAGTTTGTTACTTTAGCCATAAAAGCCTCTTCTAGAGTCTCTTATATCATCTCTAGATGTAAACCCACTAACTCCTACCTTTGGACTTCTAGATGCTCTTTTTTCGGTTGCAAATTGTGCTTGACTAGGTGCCCCTGATAAAGCTGATCTTAACATATCTAAATTTTTCTGTGAAAAAGATTTACCTTCAGCTTTTCTCTTAATTAAATTAGCTAATCTCTTCTCAGCTCTACGTTGTTCTCTTGCAGGTTCAGAATAAAAACCACCTAATGCATTCATTCTATTTAATTGTTGAGGTGTAAAACCTAAAATACCCATAGTTGCAGGTCTGTAAAAATCAGATTGTTTTGGTCTAAATATAGTGTTAATAAGATTGCCTATTATTCCACCCCTATCCATATAATTTTCTATACCTTTTAAAAAACCTGCTTTCTGTGTAACGTCATCGTCATCTTCTGTTACTACACCTGTAGCACCCACGTCATAACCAAGACCTTGAAGAGAAGGTTCTAATTCTGCAATGCCCATTGCACCACTTGCAAAGTCAGCTTCTTTAACACGTTGTGCACTTCTATCAAGATCTCTAAAGTCAGCTTCTTGTTGCTTAGCTAAAAATGTAGGAGTATCAAAAACACTTCTAGATGGTTGATTTCTTTCAATTAGTTGTTTTATTAAATCAGTATTTACAATACCTTGTTGATCTGAAAAAGGTGTAAATTCTACATCAGAACTTATTACATCCCTAACTTTTAGTGATCCATCTGTATCGATGAATTGTTCTTTCATTTTTCCATCAGCACCTATAAATATCATTACTACCTTCTTCCATCTGGTTGAGCATCTAATCTTAACGTACCATATCTCCAGGTTTCACCTGTACCATCATTTTCTATCTTGACAGATACAAGTCTTCCTCTTGCACGTGTATCTACCTTATCAGTTGTTGACGTAACTGTAAAGGGTCCAAGTGGAGAACTTACAGCCACATCGTCTGGATATGCACTAACTAATAATGTTACTTTAGCATTGCCGGTTTGGTATTTAAAATCAGGTATAAATCGTCTAACAGCCATAAAAAACTCACCATCTCCTTTATAATCTACTACACCCGTTGCTTGACCCAGAGCACTTCTTCTTGAAGTTATGTCCCAATCACCTGATCTAATAAATGCAGGTATGGCTGTTGTTGCTGTGCTATTAACCTGGTCTGTTCCTTGCTCATGTTCATAATAAATACTAGCACCATATTTATTTGTAATTCCTAATATGTCAGGAAATACTGGTGTTAGCGTATCATCGTAATCTGTGGCGTATGGATTATCAAATACACTTTGATCTTGATATGTTGTTCTATCTAATGATGATGTTGTCCAACAGTTTTCAGAATAATTATAAGTCACACATCGATCCTC